CTTGAGGATTCTGCTCTTTTCTGAATAAAATTAGGGTCTGTTGAGCCTGCGAATTGAAAGCCAAGACCGTCTTACTTACAAAAACTGCCTAACCTGGGCCAAAGCGCGCGCTTGCCATATTGGCCCAACTGACCAAAGCCCCTAAAAAGCATATTTGATTAACTTCTGCCGCCATCATCTGACCAAAAAAGCCCTATTTGCGCTTCATTTTCTGCTGTGCCTGTACCTGCATTCATGGTGGCTTCTATGCTTGATACAGATAGCGACTGACCGCCATTTTCAAAGGGTTGCCCTGACGTTGTTCTAACGTTGTACTCGCCATACTCATCAAAGAAGTCATCCGATAACTAGCCTATTCGCCCATCTTCAATCCCGCCCAGAAATACTTTGTTATAAGCCGTGACAATCGAAGCAACCCGCCACTGCCCATCCTCCCTGTTCATCCTCGAAGATCGCTCGTGCCACTCTAAGCGGCCTGATAATCTAGAGGCTGTTTGGTCAAAGACTAAAGTTCTAGAGCCAAACGTAACGCCCCAAAACTCAGCGCCATTCAACGAGTGAGCAAAGGCGTAGCATTCGTCTAATTGCTCGGGTGTTGCGTTCTGTAAGAGGAAGTCGAGAGGAGTGGTTGAAATCTTAGCTACATCTGAGCCTTGAAAGGCCCAAACAGCCGCACCTTCATTCTCACCGCCACCAATAAAAGCAAATGTGTTGCCAAAGCTTTTAACAGCGAATCTAGAGCGAACGCCCTTACTAATAACCGCGCCTTTAATCGGCCTGAAGGCAAACTCTGTGCTGCCTGTATTCGTGAAAGGCTGGATAGTCTCAGTACCTAAAGCGTATAAGATGCCTCTATGTACGTGTAACGCGACTACCCTATCTGGGTCGGCCTCTGCCTCGGCAAAGTCTAAAGCGTTGTAGGAAAGGCCATCTCGTAACTCTGAGTGGAATATTTTGGATGAGTTGGTTTTGTTAAAAACAAAGTAACCGTCAATATAAACGACAGTCTCACAAGGCCCATCGAAATCAGGGTCTGTGATTGTTGATAAGGTAGAGCCATCGTAGATGTAAGCATCGCCATTAGGAACAACAATACATAGTTCAGAGCCGTTATCTGCCATTGATACACGACCAGAACCAGTAATCGCGCCAATCTCTGAAACACTAAAGCTCTCAGTGTTATCAGCCGCTACCGTTCTAACCAACTTATAGAGCTTGTTACCATTCACAAAGTAAGGCTCATCATTCATTACATGAGCACCACGATTAGGCTCTAAAGGCTGACCGCCATCTGTAAGGCTTAGCCCTGCTGTGCCGAATAAGCTTTCACGCGAGAAGGTATCGACCTCTGAGACATTCTTGTACCAATTAACACAGCGTTGAGCTGATAAAGGTAATGCGCGAGACTGATAAAAGCCGTTAGTGAATGGTAGATTCATTCTTCAGTTGGCCCCGTATAGAAGTTTGAATATGTATAACCCAAAGACTCGTTACCTGACCCATAAGGCAGGGTTGCAGGAAAAGCAGTCTCAGGGATAACCACAGCCGTTTTAAGCATCGCTTCGTATGCTCGGCTAGCGTTGATGTATAAACCTTGTGAAATAGGTCTGTCGTACTGTGGAGCTAACTTAATTGCGAGGTTTAATACAATCGCATCTAACGCGCCATCAACTACCGTAATATCATCGTTGAGCGAATCAACAGGCGTATAAGAAAGGTCTACGCCATCTAACACCCAAGCCGCCATCATGCGATTTAATAGACGCATAGCGCCCTGACCTTCAGCAGCCGTAATAGGTTGCTCAGCCGCTTGGACTAAAATTTCTTGTAACGCATCACGAATTACTGTGCTTGCTGTCTCTGCCATCGTCTTTAGCCTTTCGTGGTTTACGTGTTTTGACTTCTTTCCAACCTAAACTTTCAGCCGTTTCACGGTTGGCTTCAGTGTCGGCTACTTCTATCTCTGTGCCGCTTGGACGTTTGTATTTAATAGTCATGCTGCTTCCTTTGTTATTCCAAATCCGTATTTCTGCTCTGCGTCCTTTCTTGCTTTTACTGCGTCACTCTTGTGCTTAAATGTTCCGAGACTTTTCATTGAACCATCAACAATTATTCTGGCCCTCCACTTACCGCTCTCTTTCCTGAAGCAGACCCCTGTGACACCGCTAGTGTTACTAGCGTGAATCTTCTGGTTCTTGCCATTAACTCTGTGGCAGGTATTTCTAAGATTTTCCCATTTATTGTTCATTCCATTGCCATCAATATGGTCTACCTCTATAGGCTGATCGCCCGTCATCAGAACCCATATAATTCGGTGAACATAAACAAAATCACCATCAAGCCAAGTGCGAACATAATGCTTTTTGCTCTGCTTCGGGCCGCTTACATGTGTTGTGCCAACCTCTCGGCGCTCACCTTTACCCTTGGCATCGTTTTTTCTAAATAACTGCCCAGTCTCCTTGCAGTAATCAAAACGCTCTCTTGCTAACTCAGGATTTATGTAATTAGGCATAGTTGCTCCACAAAAAAGCCCCTCAGCTTTCGCGTTGGGGCTATTGTTTATAGGTTAAACTCAACCAAATCCATGCCCAGCAAAGAACGGATTAAGAACCGCATAAGCAGGGCGTAGGTCGAACCGCACCAAGTTTTTGTTCTCAGAGAAGCTTGCACCCTTAGATACACGAATCTGCAAGCCGTCTTCAGTGGTTGCAACAGTATCAGTTGAGTACAGTTTCTTAATTGGCACAGAACCAATCGCGAAAGCTTCTTTGTGGAAGAACAGGTTAGGCTGAATCAATGTAGAAGCAGCACCGCCTAGCGTTACAACGTCACCAGATACAGGAGCCGAATCAACGGTATTGTATTGACCGTTAGCCTCGTAGATAGCAGGGCCAGTTACGACCAAGTTACCCTCACCAGATGCGCCTAGAGTCACAGACTCAACAACAGTACCTGAGAACAGGATTTCGTTGCCTGCTGCGTCTAGAATTGGCTGACGAGTTGAAAGGTTCAAACGGTTACGACCTGCAATAGTGATTTTCTCACCCGCTGCAACAACTAGGTTCGCTTGGAAGCCAGTTACCGCTAGCGTTTGCGTCATCGAGTCCTTAGCTGCAACATAGGTCACAGTAGGGTTAGCCGATAAAGTACCCGCTCGGTCTGCACCTGTACCAGTGGTATAAGATGCTAGAGCCGTTGAGGTCTTAACCTTCATGCCTGCGAAGTTATTAGCGATAGTCGCTTGTTGGTTTGCTGTCATTGCGCCAGTTTCACCGCCTAAGCCACGTTGGTCGCCTGCTAGAGTGATTTGCGTGTACGGATTAACCGCATAGCACCAGTCACCTTTAGGTACGCCAGTCGCTGACATAGTAGCCGCTGCGTTAGCAACATCTGACCATGTAGTTACCGCTGTTCCAACAGTACCCGCCAATAGACCTGCATTCTTCATTGCGAAAGAAGCGAAATCTAGCTCCATATCAGTCACGATACGAGTAGCCGCAGGCTTCAAAAGCTCGTCAAGTTGATCCATTTTGATCGCTTCATCTGCTTCGTCATAATCGACTTCTACAGTGAAGTAATCCTGTACAACACCAGACGCTTTACCTGTGATGATGTCAGACTTAGTTTCACCTGATACATCACCGTTAGTAGTACGCACTGAGCGGTAATCTGTAGGACGTTTAAAGTCTACAGTGTCACCAGTATCAGGCGCGAAACGACCGCTAAGTAGTTGTGTGTTTACGTCTTTGGAAAGGTTGCGCTCTGTTTCAAAGCCCTTAACAAAGGATTTCGCGAGTTTTCGCGTAAAGTTGCTATCAAAATTGTTAGCCATGATTGTATTACTCCAAAATTAAAATTAACTAAAAGTTGCGCCCTTAAGGTATGGCGATTCATCTTCGACCGTACCGCGACCACCTAGAGGTTCTAATGGGTCTGGGGCTTTTGTTCCTTGGTTTGCGTTTAGCGCCTTCTCTCGTAAACCGTTGAGGTGTAGCGCTGCGCGCATTGGAGGCATAGACACAAGCTTTTCAAGCTCTGTTTGGTTGTTGGCTAAATAATTAACCAAGTGCGGCCCGTTCGGGTCATCAAATAAGAAATTGATAACCTCAGGGTTAGGCTGATAAGCATCCACTACATTTCCCGCATCAATTAACTTCTGCATGTCTATGCCAGAGCTGATTGCGCGTTCTTGGTACTGCTGCAAAATCTCCTGCTGTTGTGCTTGCTGTGCTGCTTGTTCGCTTGCTGTCTTTGTCTCATCAACGACTGACCTTGCCGCTCGCGCTGCTTCCTCTCTTGCCGCTTTTACGACATTGTTTTGCCACTCAGACTGTTGCTTTGCATAAGCTTCAGGGTCTGAATAAGCTAAATCAGGATTAGGCGGTTGAATCTCGCTAGTAGGACTACTTTGCTCTACAGGCTTTGATTCTTGAGGCTGAGTATTTAACTTTTCCTCTAGCGCCTTAGCTTTGCGAATAGCCTCGTTCTTCTCCCAAACAACCTTGTTAAACTTCTTTTGCTGTTGGTCGTTGAACTCGACAAAATCATCGTTTTTTGGTGCAACTTCCTGCGACTCTGCAACCTCTTGTGAATCTTCGACTTGCGTATCATCTACCGACTCAGTTACATCATCTTGGAGCATTTCTTCGTTCATTTGCTTTTACCTTTTGTGCATAAGCCCTAATGGGCGCTTGCCTTTTTACAGGCATAAAAAAAGGCCGCATTTGCGACCTCGTTAAAACTGTTTGTTGTTACTTTTCTTTATTGCTCAAGCCTTGCTAGTTCTTCTTTAAGCCTGTGAAGTCCATAGCCCTTAGCTAACTTCATCTCATCCTTGATTTGTTTAATTCGCTCGACTGCAGAAGGCTTCTCAATTATTCCTACTGGAATAGTCTTTGCCCCCGCCTTCTTTGCAGCTAAAGCCCTGTTTCGTCCATCCTGCGAACCTATATCAAAATCAATATATGCAAGGGGAAACTTATCACCACCCTGCATAGACTTTGCATAAGCATCAACGTCTGCAGCGCTCCTAGCATTTGATCTCATCCAATCATCAAAAGAGCCGCCAAGCCTTCCATCTGTAGCTTCAAACGCTTGCTGCAAATACTCGTCAGGGGTCATCTCTTTAATGTGAGATATTTTGCTATCAACATCTGCATAACCAGTGCTGTCGTCAAAGCTCACACTCTGCATAACCCCACCATCACGCTTAACTATCAACTCATCCTCTGGAACATCTAACGTGCTCCAAGGTGGCGTTGCCGCTCTTTGTTCTGGCGTCATGTTCATGCGTGTTTGCACGTTTCGGGCTTCTGCTTCGCCTGCTAAGCGCTCATATCTATAAAACGAGTCCATAGAGTCAGCCTGCTTGACTAACGCCTCAGACATTTCATTGATTGAGCCTAGTTTTATTTTGTTTGTGTCAGCAACGGCCTTAGCCTCTCTATAAATACTTAGAGCCTCCTTAACTTCATCAGGGTTTAGCATCTTCTTAATTTCGCTAACCTTGCCGCTATCCCCTAACAGTGCTGCGTTTGCCATATCAAGGATACTGCGATTCTTTTTAGTTGCCTCTAAGCTTATCTCTGAGAGTTTTGTAGCATCCTTATATAACGGCTCTCTAACGCTATATGGCATTTCTGCTGTGCCTAAGTTGCCACCACTAGCAAAGCCCTCACGCTCTTGTATGGCGTGCTGAGTTTCGTGCAGGAGTGTCGATTTCATTTCAGCATCATCCAAGCCTGCACCTAGCACTATCTCTTTAGTGTCTGGGTTGAATGAGCCTCCATAATAGTCAGTAGAATTTTTGTCATAACTAACTAGCTGCCGCTCGTTTGGGTAGTTGTCTAAAAGCGCGTCATGCTGTAGAGCATCCTTAGAGCTAACATCTGCTACTCCGTAAGGGTCTTTTGATGCTATCTCGTTAAGCCTATTCTTCCCGACGAACTTAGCCCCGCTATCGTCAATCTCCCATTTCCAATTGCCGTCAACATCTTCAAACCAACCAGTTTTTTGCCAGATTTCATCCCGACTTAAGCCGCGATTAGCCAACTCTTTAGCCGCTTCCATTTTGTCTAGGTCTGCGCCTTTAGCCTTAACCCCTGCGAATATACCGCGCTGCTTGCCGCCATACTTACTAGCCTGCGAGCCTATATCGCCCATCTCATACGCTGCTCGCCCCTTAGAAGCCGCCTTAACTCCTTTAAGCCCTAAAGCCTCCAAAGCCATAGTTGGTACAGAGTAAGCCGCTGCACCTAATGCGGGGCTTCCTGTTGCGTCATAAGCTGCATCACCTAGATACTCAGAAGCACCAATAAACGCATCACCTACAGGCTGCATAAACTCAGCCGCATCTTGCAAGCCTTGTTGACCGTCCTCTGTTCTAGGCTGATAAGTCATAGCCTCTTGAGTGCGGTTAATTGCTCTAGTAGCTGCATCAGAGCCATAAGGTAAAGCTGCTAGGCCCATCATTCCAGATACAGGCTCTGCAAAAGCTGCTGACCCCATCGTAAGGATAGGCTCAACATATCCCCACAGACCGCGCCTGTTTAGTTCCTGCTTAGCCTGTTCCTGCATACTCCTGCCGCGCTGTCTATCCACCCGCTGCAATCCTTATCAATTCTTCAGTTGAAAGGCTTTTAATGTCTTGCTGCTTCATGACTGCATCAATCTCTTTGTTGAGAGTGTCTGCATCTTTGTTATCAATGTTCGCTGCTGCCTCTTGCGCTGCAACCTGAACTTTCGCTCTATCTGTTTGCGCCTTGAAGCCATCAATCTCAGCCTTAACCTGCATCGCTAGTCGCTTAGTCTCTGCCTCAATAAGCTTGATCTTTTGATCTTCTGCCTTGAGTTGAGCATTTAGCATATCCGCCTCAGCCTTAGACGCTTCT